ATACCTTAATATTTGTAATAATACAGAAAATCCAGTAAAAATACAGTAATAATATTAATATTATTACTGTATTATTCCAATAAATCAGTATTGTAAATAATCTAATAGACCCCTAATGGATTATTTACATACATATTTAGATTATTACACAGAAGGGTCGGCGATACAAGGGGAGCATTCGGTCTTTTTGGGTCTTCCTACCCCTTTTACCTCTGTTGCTGCCTTCAACTGATATTTGGTCTCAATCATCGCGTCAGTCAGTTCCTTCAACTGTGTCTTCAAGAAGTCATTTTCTTTCACCAATCGCTCACGGTCTTCCATTCTCTCACGCTTATCTTCAAGCAGTAGGTTTATCTGCTTCTGCTGACTTTCCGCAATCAAGTCGGCACTCTCCTTCAATCGCTCCATTTCTTCCAAAGTAATAGGGGGTTTATCGTAGATATGAAAGCAACACTCTTCGGCGAGGTATTGCTTCACAAGTTCGGTTGGGATATTTTGGAGGGTCGCCCAATCCTTATCTTCACTCGTCTCCTTCACTTCAAGTTGTATGTTCTCAACCTCTCTGGGCGGTTCTCCCAATCTCACACGGAGGCGTGTGTTCTCCTCACATAAACGGAGGAGTGTATCAATCGCATAACTCATAGCAGTAGGCATTTTGGTTCTATACAATAATATATATTATGTCTTTATATTATTATTGTATTATTACTTTCTAATTGCGGATATTATCCGTCCCCAATTCCCCACTTTTTCGTACTTTCCAAGAAGTATCGTGGGGAGACAAAAAGTCCTACCAAACTACCAAACCATCAACCTTGGTAGAAAGGTAGGTAGAAATGCTTAATGCGTAGGGGATACTAATATAGGACAATTGGGGATTTCCTTCTTCTTCCTTGATACTGCCTTCTTACAAGAAACCTTCTTAATCTCTTCTACAATCTCTTCTCTATGTATCTCCTTCGCTTCCTCAACGACCTCCTCTGCGACAACCACTTCTTCCTTAATCTCTTCAACTACAACTGGGGTAGGAGGAGGGGGCATATATTCGGCAACCTTCTTCGCAACCGCTTCTGTGATATAACTATCATCAGTCCATTTGGAGTAGTCCTCGCCTTGAAGGACGAATATGATGTTCTTGCCCCAACGACTATCCACATCACTATAAAGGGTGATTACAATTTGAACCGAAGTATTCAGTACAACTTTCGCAATCGCATAGGTATAGTGAGAGACGTGTTTGGTCTCGTGGTAGTCAAAATCACAAGCAACAAAGGTAGTCATATTAATAATATAATATAGCATAGATTATTTAATATTTAATCCTCCTTAATATATGTCTGGTTCATCTCGGCGACTGAATGACCCATCGCCTCCGCTGTCTCCTTCTGCTCGGCGAGTTGTTTGCCAAACTTCTTGGTGGTGTAAATATGACGGAGCATAGATGACCCTATCTTCTTGCCGAATACCCTATTCAATATCCTCGTGATTGAGTTAATCAAAAAGGGTTTATCATTCCACAGCGTAAGGAAGGGTTCAATAAAGATTGTTGCCTCCTTCTTCGTCTTCTTCGCTGGTGCTTGGAGGCGACGCAGAATACCCTTCTTATCAAAATAGATGGCGAGGATTTCGTGTAATTCTCTTGGGATAGGGACAATCGTCTCGCCATACTTCTTGGAGGTCTTGTAGTTCCTAAATATGAACCTCTTGCCGTTCCAATCAAGGATATTGTTGCCGCTCAACGCCTCGCTCACCTCTGGGGTAAATGCCGACACAACCTTCATATTCATATAGTCGCTATTGCGTCTGGGAGGATTGAGAACATAGAGAGAAAGAACAACGAGGTCAAGCAACTTGTTATATTCCCCCTCCGTAATGGGCGAACTCATCTGCGTCGTATTATCACGGAGACCATCGTAGATATGCTCTACATCACTCCAATCAATCCAGTTCGCACTCTGGGTCTCCGTCTTCACGCCGCTATGGTTCGCCTCATTCAAGGACTTATTCAAGTCAATCATCGTCTTATAGTATTTTTTGAGGAGGGGGTCAATCCCCTTCTCCCCCTTAAACGACGACAGAGAGGACACAATTGAGATAAGAAACCCCCTTTGTGTATTCCCCTTGTACCCTTTCAACTTCTCCATAATGTCGTTATATTTTTTGAGGAAGTTAAGATTATTAAGTGGTTTGTTAGAGTTCAACTTTTCAAGGTTGCGGACATACAAGGACACCGAACTATCGGTCAATCCCCTTTCTTTAAGTTTCTCCACAAGGGTCGCAGTAAAATCCATTTTGTTATATATATAATACAGATATATTTATATTGTTTGTGGAATAATATAAATAGATTATTCTTGGTAGTTTGGTAGGACTTTTCGCCCACCCACGATACTTCTTGGAAAGTTCTAAAAAGTGGGGAATTGGGGATTGATGATATTAATCAAAGTCCGCTCCAAGCGAACCAACTCCCTTGGGGAAACGTTTATAAAAATCCTCATCTCTTTTCCTAATCCTTGCTGCTTTTTCACTATCGGTTTCTGTGAATTGTTGTTTCAACGCCCTTGATAATGAACCCTCCTCTCCATCTCTACGGTCATACGCACCACCCTTGCTTAAAACCTTCGTATATTTCTCCCAACCACTTTCTATATCAAGTTCGTTTCTTCTTTCTTGTTTCCTAAAAAGTTCCTCTGTGTTTCCTACATTTTGAGTTCTCGCTGGTTTCTCTTCGTCCCTCGCTTTGACTACTTTCATTAGTCCTTTAAAATAATCCTTTGCTCTCTTCGTTTTGTGATATTGCTGACCTAATCTGTCTCCTAACATATTGGTATTAACTGTAAATTGAACCCATCTATTATCATCTTTCGCTTCACCCTCATCATCTCTTTTTGCTTGAACCCAAACATAAGCAGGTCTATCTGGTTCGTCATAATCAATATATTTATACGGAAACGTTGGTAAATACACACTTGCCTCGTCCATATCAAATACATACAACCCCAATCTATCTTGCTCGGTTAATTTTGATAATTCCTCTTTCTCTTTGCTTTCTTTCCCTTGCCTTTCTGCTTCTGCTTTCTTGTATTCTGGTGTCGCTTTTCTTTTTTCCTCTGCCCTCCTCGCCTTTTCATCTTCCCTTTTCTGTCTTTTCCTTCTTTTCTCCGCTTCCCTTGTAAATGCCTTCCTCTCACGCTCATCAATCTTGGCGTATTTCTGCGATAATAAAGAGTTTGAACCCTTACACAGTTTCGCCTCCCACTCATCTTTGGTAAAGGGGCGTCCATCACCAACCCCATAAAACCTCTTCTCCGCTTCCTCACTAGTGAGCATATGAGAGGGTTTCGCACCGCCAAACAACTTCATAGGGTTCGGTATTCCTATCTTACCAAGCATACCCTCCTTCCAATCTCGGTCTTGCTCTTCCTTCCGTCTTCTTGCCCCTTCATTAAGAGTATCACTCAATCTTCCTAATATATTTCCTTTTGATGCCTCTCTTTGAAGGGTTTCACCAGCAAGGGACGCAAGTTTATCCAAAAAACCACTACCACTCGCCCCTTGCTTCTGCCTCTCTAAACATTCCCTATACGCCCTCTGCTGTCGCACTCTACCAGAATTAGCACCTACATCCTGCGTGATTGGTTGTTCCAGTATCTTATCACACGGCGACCCTATCGGTTTGAACTTATCTAATCTAAAAGAGGAACTGCGATTGATTAAATCTTGAAAGGACATTTTATTATTAGATGAGAGATTATTTTCAATTCCTTTTCCACTCATTAACGGAATTACGGTTTCTATATTGTGGCATTTAATAGTACCCTTTGACGCATCAATCGCCCCAGCGTCCGCTCCAAAAGGGTTCTCTTTTTCCACCACTTCCAAATTACCGTTGGTGATAAACTTGCCGAGAAGGTTATACAAAACATCGCACGAGAGATATACTCGGTGGTTGTTGTTGTCCTTTGCGAAATTGACCCTCTCTATCGCTGGATTGAACGAGACCGCAGACGACACGAGACCGTCCTCCAACAACTCATCAATCATCGCACCAGAGAGCGAATGACCGACCGCATAATAAACCATCTTGGCGGAGGGGCGTGGGAGGTATTGCGATGCGTCGCTCTGGAATGCTTTGATTGTCGCAACGTCATCTATATATCGCCGACTATTGCGAACATTCCTCGCCGTATTCGCGTCCTCTACAATCGTCTTAACAATTCCTAAATCTGCTGAAATGTCGTTAATATCCGTAAATGCCGTTCCACGAAGGGCAATAATGATTACATTCTTCTTCCTATTCACTTGAAAGAAGGATACGGTCGGCGTCTTGGAGAGAAGGGTATATCCTTGAATATCTGGTGTGTCTTTTTTATATGTGGATGCGACCATCTGGGATAGGTCGTGTAGTGGGGGCATATCAAAGGGGCGACGCAACCACCCTTGCGTGTGCTTGGAGGGGTCAAACCCTCTTGGTCGCACTATAAAATCGGTTATACCAGTAAAGGTTCTTTTAAGAAGGTTGCCGAAGAACCCAGCACCCTCCATATCTGCCTCACTCGCATATAACGCCTTTAACTGACGCTCCGCTCTATTTAGGGGTAGGGGGTCATTAGAGTAGCACTTGCGACTGCCTTTCTTACAGACCTTAAACCCCTTTTCTTGCTCTCGTACTTCATAGGGCATCGGTTATATTATTTATTACGGAGATATATTTATTAAACATAAAATTATATTATATTATTATATCAATATTTATATATCGTAAATATGTCTTTTGATACATTTTGCGGACAAGAACCAACCGACCCTAATACATACCAAAAAGTCCTCACAAGGTTTCTGCCGCCGTTGGGTATTCTGGCGGTGAATGCTGGGGCAAATATAACTATCGTAAATCCAGCAGCACCAATCGTATCCGTAGCAAATCCACTAAACGCAACACTAAACTTTGGCGGTCAATCCCTACAAGACAGCGGAGGAGGCGTGGGGGTGGCAGGACAGTTCCTATCCGCTGGTGCTGGTGGGCAAACCCTATGGGCGAACCAAACCAACCCAGTCGTGAATACAACAAACGCGAATGCGGTAGTGTATCCAGTTTTCGTGGATGGGGGTGGAGGTGTGCCTCGCCAACTTCTAACCGATGATACGGCAACGCCGATTAGCGTCAATTGTGCGACTGGTGATTTTATCGTCGTGGATACAATACGAGTTCAGTCCGCAGGAGCAGTTGCGGTCGGCAAATCAATCGCATCGGTCGCCCCTCAACAAGCGTCCGCCATAGCGGTTGGATTGAACGCAGCGAGAGATAATCAAGGTGGGTCGGCGGTGGCGATTGGTGCGACGTCTGGCGATATTAGTCAAGGTGCGAACGCTGTGGCGATTGGTGCGAATGCTGGACGAGACACGCAAGGAAATCAATCCGTAGCAATCGGTCAAACCGCAGGTGAGTTCAATCAAGGAGCAAACGCAACGGCGTTGGGACACAACGCAGGAAATAACACGCAAGGGGCAAATACGGTGGCGGTAGGTCATAACGCAGCAGACACAAACCAAGGAACGAATGCTGTATCGGTGGGACATAATTGCGGTGAGAATAACCAGTCCGCAGGAGCAGTTGCGATGGGTTTTGACGCAGGACAAAATAACCAAGGCGTCAATTCTGTTGCTATTGGTCGTGAAGCAGGGCAAGAGACACAGGGATTACAAACAGTCGCAGTCGGCGGTTTTGCTGGTGAGAATACACAATCAGCAAACGCAACAGCGGTAGGTTTTCAAGCAGGACAGACGACACAAGGAGCGTCGGCAGTCGCCGTAGGTTTTCAATCAGGACAGACGAACCAGAGTTCTAATTCGGTCAGCGTGGGTAGATTAGCAGGAAACGCAAATCAATTGGTAGGGGCAATCGCCATAGGAAATACCGCAGGGCAGACCTCACAACAGACCTCCGCAATCGCCATAGGGGTTGCTGCTGGAAACAACACTCAATCGGCGAATGCTGTTGCGATTGGTAATACCGCAGGACAGACAAATCAATCTGTTCGGTCGGTGGCGGTAGGGTTCGGTGCTGGAACAACTACCCAAGGTCAAGAGGCGGTGGCGATTGGAGACGACGCTGGAAATAATAATCAAGGGGCATCGGCGGTTGCCGTAGGGAATGGTGCTGGAACAACGACACAAGGAGCGTCGGCGGTCGCCGTAGGGGATGGTGCTGGAAATAATAATCAAGGGGCAAACGCCGTAGCGATTGGAAACCTCGCAGGACAGACAAACCAGTTCGCAGGAAGTATTGCTATAAATGCGACTGGTGTTGCGGTCAATCCAGCAGCAGCAGGATTTTTTGTTGCCCCAGTTCGCTCTCTAACCGCTAATCAAACCCAGCAACTTCAATATAATTCTACAACAAAAGAGGTGATTGCGTTTCCAAACACTCAAAATATTATGATGGAGGATTTTGATATGTTTGATACTACTGCTGGGTTTGTCGGCAACACAATATCTTTTGCTGAAAGCGGTGCTGGAAATACATCTTATTTTAGTGGTGTATTTGAACCAACAATTCTTACTGGTGCTTTATATCGTAGAGGTTTTATTCAATTGTTCTCTGGGGGTACTTCTGGAAATAGCACTCAAAATCTCGGCGACCTTATGTTTTCGTATGCGAATATATCCAAAGTCAGTTTTGGTATAGTCCCCCACGGAAACGCCAACTTATCAACAGCGACAGCACCAGCAGGATTTATCGCTCAACAAATCGGCATTACATCGGCAACGTCAGCAACAGGGGCACAAACAAGTAATACTGTTTTGTGGCGTCTATTATCGTCGTCGGCAACTATTCCTACTTGGCAATTTGTAATCAATAATGTAGTCCAATTTACACTAACATTAGCGAACGGTGATATGACTGAAAAATGGTGTCGTGCTGAAATTAATGTAGTTTATGGCGGTGCTACTACTGCGAATGTTTCTGGAACTTGGTATAATCTCACGGATGGGACGAGTGAAGCAACTGGAACATATGTGATTACCCAAGGTGTAGGGTTTCCAAATCCTCTAACAACCCCTAATACAGTCGGTCTCGTGATTGGTTCTCAAACTTCTAATAATGTCGCAAAATATTTGGGTGTGGATTATGTAGAACTACAACAAGTCAATTTACTCCCAGTAGGAAGTGGAACAACCGAAACGACTGGAAGATAATGCTTTTAGCACAAACAATTAATCTGTAAAGATTATTAGATATAAAATTATATTATCTAATAATATAACAACTATGTCATTCAATACATTTTGCGGTCAAAACCCAGCAGACCCCCTAACATACAATAAAGTCCTCGCAGCGTTCCTACCAGCAGCAGGAGGGGGCGGTAATCCTTCCGTTCTTACTACAAACGCAAATGCCGTTGTGTTTCCAGTACTCGTTGCGGCAACAGGGGCAGCACAGCAACTCCTCGCCGACGATGGTGCTACGCCGATTAGCGTGAATGCTGCGACTGGTGATTTTATTGTCGTAGATACTTTGAAAATAAACCAAACGCAAGTTGCCTTGGGGAAGGGTGCTGGGGCGGTTAATCAAGGAGGGCAGGGGGTCGCGATTGGGTTGAACGCAGGGCAAACTAATCAAAGTGCGGAAGCGGTGGCGATTGGCGACCTTGCTGGAAATAACGGACAAGGGATAGATAGTATTGCGATTGGTGATGCTGCTGGGCAGACAACACAAGGAAACGGAGCAATTGCGATTGGTTCTGGTGCTGGAAATACAAATCAAAGGGGGAACGCTGTGGCGATTGGTGCGAATGCTGGTTTTAACACGCAATCAGCATCAACGGTGGCGATTGGGAATGGAGCAGGGCAGACGACACAAGGAAACGCTTCTGTTGCGGTTGGACAGAACGCAGGGCAAACTAATCAAGCAGGTTCTTCTACTGCTATTGGAGCAGGAGCAGGTCAAACTAATCAAGGGGGGCAATCCGTAGCGATTGGGTTGAACTGTGGAACGAATACGCAGGGTTCTAATAGTGTTGCTGTGGGTGTTGGTGCTGGGGGAACAACACAGGGGACGACTGCCGTAGCGATTGGATTTCAAGCAGGGGAAACTAATCAAGCAGCGGACAGCGTTGCGATTGGTGATGCTGCTGGACAGACAAATCAAGGAGCGGATAGTATTGCGATAGGTGATAGAGCAGGGAACAATACGCAGGAAATAGAATGCGTGGCGGTAGGACACGAAGCAGGAGAAACGACACAAAGGTTAAGGTCAGTTGCGGTTGGGTTTAGAGCAGCAAGGGTAAATCAAGGAAGCGAAGGCGTGGCGATTGGGAATACCGCAGGACAGACAAATCAAGGAGTAGCGTCAGTTGCGGTTGGGTCTGGTGCTGGACGCGACAGTCAAGGAGGAGGGGCGGTGGCGATTGGAGTAGGAGCAGGTCAAAATCAAGCAGCAGACGCAATTGCGATAGGCGAGGAAGCAGGGCGGAACAATCAAGCAGCAAACTCCGTTGCGATTGGGGCAAGAGCAGGGAACAACACACAGGCAACGAACGCAGTAGCGGTTGGTGTTGATGCTGGAAGAATAACACAAGGAGCAGGGGCGGTGGCGATAGGCAGAGAGGCAGGGCGAAACAATCAAGGAATAGATGCGGTCGCAATCGGCAACGATGCTGGTGATGATAGTCAAGCACCAGAAGCAGTTGCGATTGGTAAGGAGGCAGGAATGACGGCACAGAAGGCAGATGCGGTTGCGATTGGGGTTTCTGCTGGGAAAACAACACAGGCAGCGAACGCAGTTGCGATTGGTGCTGGTGCTGGTGAAACTAATCAAGGGGAAGATACTATTGCGATTGGACGTGTCGCAGGGCAAACCAATCAACCAGCAAACTCAATCGCCATTAATGCTTCTGGTGTTGCCCTAAATCCTACTGGAACTGGGTTATTCATAAGTCCCATCAAGGCATTCGCAAACCCAGCACTCCCATTAGGGACGAATGTCCTTTGGTATGACCCAGCGACCGCAGAGGTTTATTATTCCCCATAAAACTTAATTTTTAGAAATAATATTATAAATATATATCTATAATACTATACAAATGTCGTTCAATACTTTCTGCGGACAAGACCCAACGAACGCAGCAACATATAACAAGTTGCTACTACAATTCCAAGAGATAGAGACATTAGATTATGAGACCGTGAATATCACAGATACAAACGCCAACGCCACCTTTTTTCCAGTTATAACGAACGCTGCTGGAACAGGACAGAGGTCGTTATTTAGTGATGATGGCGGTTTTCTTAATAATCCAGTCGTAGTAAATCCAGCGGCAGATATTTTTCTTTTGGGGTGGTTGTCCTCTGGGTTTAGTAGTGCTGGTGGAGGTGCTGTTAGGGCGGTAGGTGCTGGGGGTAATGGTTTCTTTTTTTCTGGAACAGATGTAATCGGTATTGGGACTGCTGCGAATAACCAGAACGCAGGTAATTATAGTATTGGGATTGGTGATGTAGCAAATAATAATGCTAATCGTGCGAACTCAATTGTGATAAATGCTACTGGAAATCCGTTGAATGCTACTGGTAATTCACAATTACACATAAGCGGTTTGCGAGGACTACCCACACCAGCATTAGGGGGTCTCAATCAACTTCACTACAATCCAGCAACAAGCGAGTTATTTTATTCTACTACTCCTTGAAGATTAATTTTAAAAATAATATTATAAATATATATCTATATTGATAATATATAAATGTCGTTCAATACATTTTGCGGACAAGACCCAGCAGACCCCCTCACATTCGGCAAACTTTTAAGTGAGTTCCAAGAAGACCAACCAGTCCCCCCAGCGAATACGGTATTGATTACCGACACACAAGCAAACGCACTTTTTCCTTTTGTTCTAACTGATGTTGGTGGAACAGGACAGCGGACGTTATTTAGCGATGGGTTGGTTAGTCCTTATAATATAAATCCGTTTCAAGGAGAGGTCAATTTAGGGGCAGCACTTCGTATATACGATGTCAATCAAGCAATCCCTACGAGTAAAATCGCATTTGGAATTGGTGCTGGGACGAATAATCAAGCAGGAAATAGTGTCGCACTAGGGACACAAGCAGGGGAGACCAATCTGGGACAAGATAGTATCGCCATCGGTTTTCGTGCCGCACAAGCAGGTCTCGCAGCAAACTCCATCTGTATTAATGCTACTGGTGCTGCCCTCAATCCAGCAGCAGCAGGGGTGTATATCGCCCCTATTCGTGGTGTTGCTCTCGGTATTGGAGCAGGTAGAGTTTCTTATGACGTAGCAACAGCGGAACTGGTATATAGCACGACTTAATCCAATTGTATATAACATACCCCCTTCTTAAATCCGCCATTTCTATTTTTAGGGGTACGTCTCTCTTCGTATTCTTTAATACATACCGTTTTAGTAATCGGTATATAATAAACCTTCTTTGTCCGTATCGCATTCTCTCGTTCGTCTGGACGCAAAGCGTTCGTATGGTCGCCGATTTTCATTTCGCGGTCTCCAATTATATCATCGCACTTCGCATAATAAATCCCATCCAGCAAGTTCCAGATGATATAATCGTTCCACGCAACCTTCGCCACATTAATCAGCAATCCGTCCTTCGCCTCCTTGCTGTCGCTCAAAAGGTCTCTCGTCTTCACTTCATACTTCGCCCCTTTGCTCCCTACATAGTCGTTGCTGTCCCAGTCGCTACTCACCAACCTAAAATCGTGGTCGTTAAAAAAATTACGCAAAATCGGCAACAAAGCAATTTCTTCCGCCTTACCTACCTTCAAATCCTCTTCGCAAGTATTCCGCATCGTTATTAGATTAGTAATTGATAATTTATTTAAATCCTTTTGGGCGTAAATAATCAATATGTATTATTCCTTCACCGACATCATCGTATCAAAATACGACCGTGTTTTCATACAATACCCCCAGTAGTGTTCCAGTAGTTCTTGCGACCCTTCGCACTTGTGTTGGCAGATAGGACACAGTAAAACTTCAACTAGGGGTTTGGGGGTGTGGGGTTCAGCGTCCCCAATTTTTTCGTCATTCTGGATAATCTCGTAGTCAGCAAAATCTTCTACCAAACTACCAACGTCCATTCCAGTAAAATACTCTATAATAGTAATACATATATTATATTAATATTAAATTATATATATTTATATATAAAATGCCGAGAAAGAAGAATATCTCCGTGGAGATTGCCCCTCTAAATGCCGACATAACACGAGAGTTAGTTCAAGACCCATTAGACGATAAGGAACTCCGTGCTGTTCTCGGCAGACACGCTAAAATTGTCCCCTACCACAAATTAAGTGAATATTCAAGCATAGACGAACTCCTCCCTAAACCAAAGGACGCCGTAGTTTTATTATACGAAAATCGCCCTATGGACGGTCATTGGATAGGACTAACAAAAAACAACGGTGAAATCAGTTTCTTTGACCCCTACGGCGAGGTTATTGATAAGCAACTGAAATATTCCAACTACTCTAAACAAAGGGTTCAAGGCGAGGGGGATACGTCCCTACATAACCTCCTATCCACGAGCAAACTCCCAGTATATTTTAACGACTACAAATACCAACGAGACGGCGGTGGTGTGAATACTTGTGGAAGACACGTCGTCAATTTTATTCGGTATAACCTTAATGAAGGACTGGATTTAGAAGATTATAATGAGATGATGATGAAAACCCAAAAAGAAACTGGACTACCCTATGATGAACTCATCGCCAAGATAGTTCCTATCCATATTCCTCACCCAGACGACGCTATGCGACAAGCATCGTCCGCCGACATCGCACAACAACGAGGATTGGGTGGGGCGAGACCCCTAAACCCTTCTCTATGGGAGGAGGTAAAAGCATATACTCGTACTCGGTTTCCTAAATGGTCTGCGTACGCTTCTGGGTTTGCTTCTAAAATATATAAGGAAAAAGGAGGTAAATGGGAGGACGACGGCAAGGGTCGCCCCTTAAAGCGTTGGTTCAAGGAGGTATGGACTGATGTCGGCGGTAAGGACTATCCAGTAT